AATAGCGTTTCGCTCAGGCTTTTTGCGTGGCCCTTTGTTGCGGTTAGCAACATTTGGGTTAAGGTCAACTTCATTGCCGCTGCCGTTATATTTGTGAACTCTGGCCATGCGCTCTTGCTGACGCATGAGAAGGTCAATTTCTTTAAAATCCTTACCTTCTTTTTGATCCTTATTGATAAGAGCAATCAGCCTGGCTTCGAGGTTGGCTTCCACCCTGTCCAGCGGCTTAACCTTGTCCCAATGCTCACTTTTTTTCCAGGTGCTAATGGTCGACTCTGGAATATCGAGCATTTCAGAGATTCGGCGCAGACGATAGCCCTGCCAGTATAAATTTCTGGCCTGCAGCTTCGGGTCTAAATCGGGTTTGGTTCTTATTTTCATGCGGTCAGTCTACAAGCCGCAAAGCCACGTCCTATGCACTTTCAGTTGTTTATTCTGCTTTTACAACCCCAGTAAATTGACCGCACGCGCCTGGCTACTGACCATACCGATTAAAAACCCGAAACCGACAGGACCCTGACCATGCCTAAAAGTAAATTCTTTCGTGTAGCAACTGAAGGCGGCACGACCGACGGCCGAGTTATCGAGCGCAGCTGGCTTGAACAGATAGCTGCCAACTACGACCAGGACAAATACGGCGCTCGCGTATGGCTTGAGCACATTCGCGGACTACGACCAGACAGCGACTTTAAAGCTTACGGCGATGTTGTTGCCGTTAAGACGGAAGAGAACAGCGAAGGCAAATTGGTGCTTTACGCTCAAATTGAGCCAACTGAAAGCCTCGTTAAGCTTAACCGCGACAAGCAAAAAATTTACACCTCTATTGAAGTTGAGCCTAACTTCTCTGACTCAGGCGAAGCCTACCTAATGGGCCTGGCGGTTACCGACAGCCCGGCGAGCCTTGGCACTGAAATGCTGTCATTTTCTGCAAAGGCAGATAAAAGCCCTTTGGCTGGCCGTAAGCAGAGCCCGACCACACTGTTCAGCGCCGCCCTTGAGTTTGATTTGGAGCTTGAAAACGAAAGCTCTGAAAACGAACCTTCAGAAAGCCCCTCTTTGCTTAGCCGGGTCAAAACCCTTTTGAGCAAGCACAAGAAAGCCTCGACCGCCGACTTCACTGAAGTGCATTCAGCGGTTGAAGAAATTGCCACGCAGACCAGCGAGCTAATGGATCAATACAAAACTCAAATTGCTGACCTGGAAAAACTGCAGAACGACTTCAACGGACTCAAAAAAGAGTACGACGACACAGCATCAGCATTCACCGAGCTGAAAAGCCAGCTAGACAGCGAGCCAGCTGGAACCCAGCGCCCTCCTGCAACTGGTGGCGGTGACACTGTAGCCACCGACTGCTAACGCGGCCAAGCAATCAACTGTTAATTAAGGAAAACAGAAATGCGCAACGAGACACGAAGGATTTTTAACGACTTCCAAAACCGGCTCGCTACCCTGAATGGCGTAGACAGCGTTGGAACTAAATTCACTGTTGAGCCGAGCATTCAACAAACGCTAGAAACACGCATGCAAGAGAGCTCAGAGTTCTTGAACAGCATTAACGTAATTGGCGTGAATGAACAGCAAGGCGAAAAGCTGGGCTTGGGTATCAGCGGTACCATTGCTGGCCGTACTGACACAAATCAGAACGACCGCCAACCAACCGACCCAACCGATATGGAAGGAAGCTCTTACTTCTGTAAGCAGACTAACTTCGATACCGCTTTACGCTATGGCAAGCTTGATGCTTGGGCTAAGTTCCAGGACTTCCAGACACGCATCCGCGACGCTATTTTAAAACGCCAGGCATTAGACCGCATCATGATCGGCTTCAACGGCACATCGGCTGCCACTCAGTCTGACCGAGTAGCCAATCCGTTGTTGCAGGACGTGAACATTGGTTGGCTGCAAAAAATGCGCGACCACGCCGCAGAGCGCGTTATGACCGAAGTGGCCGAAGCTTCAGGTAAAATTACTGTTGGCACAGGTGGCGACTACAAGAACCTAGACGCCCTGGTTTATGACATGGTAAATAACCTGATTGACCCTTGGCACCAGGACGATACCGAGCTGGTTGTTTTAACCGGCCGTAAACTGCTGTCAGACAAGTACTTCCCGCTGGTTAATTCTGACATGGTACCAACTGAGAAAACAGCAGCCGACATGATGATTAGCCAGAAGCGCATTGGTGGACTGCAGGCTGTTCGAGTCCCGCACTTCCCTGCGAACACCATCATGGTGACGCGCCTGGATAACCTAAGCCTGTACTGGCAAGAAGGCTCGCGCCGCCGCAACATCATCGACAACCCGAAACGCGACCAAATCGAAAACTACGAGTCAAGCAACGACTCTTATGTAGTTGAAGACTACGGCTGTGCAGCGGTTGCTGAAAACATCGAGCTGTCTTAATTGACAGCTCTGCCTCTTTTCTAACTTAGGGAGCGAGCTATGACACCCGCTGAAAAACACCGCCAGCGCGTACTGGCCAGCAAGCGCACAAGTGAGGATGAAAATGCCTCGCGCAAAGGCGCTAACCAGTACGAGCTGATGCTAATGCAGTTGGCTGACCACAAGCGCAGCCTGAAACAAGCGCAGAGCATTGAGCGCAAAAAAGAAATGAAGTCAAAACTTGTGGCCGAGTATGACAGCTACATTGACGGCGTTCTTGAAGCGCAATCAGGCCAGCAGGATGACGTTCTGATGACGCTGCTTATTTGGCATATTGATGCCGGCAACTACGACCGGGCATTAGAAATTGCTGAGTACGCCATCATCCACGACCTGCAAACACCGGATCAGTATGAACGCACGACTGGCTGCTTAATTGTTGAAGAAATTGCAACAGCAGCCCTGGCATCAGAAAACGACGAGTCACCGTTTAGCCTGGAGACACTGAACCGTGTGCAGGACCTTACGGCTGAACTCGACATGTTTGACCAGGTGCGCGCCAAGTTCTTACGGGCACTGGCTGAAGCGCATGAGCGTGAAGGCAATGACAAAGAAGCTATTGGCTATTACGAGAAGGCGCTAAAGCTTCACGACCGCGTTGGCTGCAAGCAGGCGCTAACTGCCCTTAAGAAGAAAGTTGAAAAAGACAGTGACAACAAAGGCTAAGCCTTTGTTCGCTAACCGAGCGTAACCCGCGCGTCAGGCCGGCTCACTCCCTGATTTCTGCTCGCTGAATGACGGGAGTGACCACCGGCCATCCACGGAGGTAAATGTGAGTTTCTTTGCAGTAGAGCCAACACAAGACAGCCAGCAGATAATTCAAAGCTCTGCCTTTTGGCCTGACATCGACACCGCCAAACTCAGGGCTACTATGCGTCTGGATGGAACCGTGACTGACGAGCGTTTAATTCATTCAACCATCAACGCCGTGTCGTCCGTCAACAGCGAGCTAAAAGAGTGGCGGCAGGGAAAGCTAAGTGAAGGCCATGAATCCCTTGAAGCGGTACCGGCAGAGCAAATTAACAGCGAAAGCGTTTATGTCCACTTGTACGCTCGAGCCATTTATTCATTGACCAGGGCCAACCTGATAGAGCGCCTGCGCGACTATGACACCACCGGAGCCGGCGACAACGATGTTGACGCACTGGCCGACACCATCACCAACCTTCACCGCGATTCGCGTTTTGCAATCCGCGACATTCTAGGCAAGAACCACTCAACCGTGGAGCTTATCTGATGCAAGTTCGGGCAAGACAGGGCGACACCGTTGACGCCATTTGTCAGCGACATTTAAGGCGTACAGCCGGCGTTACTGAAGAAGCACTTGAACTTAATCCGGGCCTTGCAGCGCTGGGCCCTGTAATTCCGAGAGGGACGCTAATTACACTGCCAGAAGTGACAGCGCCACCTCGTAAAAAAATGATCCAACTATGGGACTAGGCAGCGATGAATGAACCAGTAGGCGCAACCACAGCGACAACAACAGCAACGACCGCCGCCTTGGCCGCCCCACTGCTAGGCATTGACCCGCTCATTGCCATTGGCGCAGTGACCGGTGCCGGTATTTTTATTATGAACGAGCAAGGTCACAGCAAAATAAAAGCCGTGTTCCTTTTCCTTATATCTGTGGCTTGCGGCTGCCTTGGTGCAAGCATCGCAGCAGACTTAATTGCCACCCTGCTACCAGGGAAGATAGAAGTCAGCCACGGAGTCGGCGCCATACTCTCCAGCGCCGTATCAGTCCGAATCGTGCAAAAGCTAATTGCACTGACTGAAAGCCAGGCGCTACACAATCTGCTAAAGGGCAAAACCAAATGACTATTCTCGGTATTGTTCACATCCTTGTTCTGACCGTCGTGGCTTTCCGGATAATGCTGTTCACTCGTTCCGGAAGGCACAAGCCCATCATTTCGGTATTGGCCTACATCATCATGGTGTCGGCCTTTACTGAGGTGATCGTGCATATCACCATGCCGGCAACGGTCAGTCTTGCTCAGGTCATGATGGAAGCCGCACTTGCCTTGGCGCTTATTGCGCACCACGGCAACGTAGCTGAGCTTTTCAAAGCCACAAAAGACGGTTCCAAATTAAGCCAGCTTCTTTGCTGGACCAGCAAAAAAAAGAAGCGCAAAACAAAAACCAATAAACACCACGAGGTGAGCCCATGAAAGTTGGAAGCAAAGGACTGGACGTAAGAACACTGCAGCAGCGCCTGAATAAAGCCGGCGCAAAACCACAGCTGATTGTCGACTGCTGGTTTGGTGAGTCAACTAAGGCCGCCGTCATGGCATTTCAAAAGACCGCCGGCATCATCCCTATTGGCATTGCTGGGCCACGAACACAGCGCGCACTTCAAGGTGCAGTTGACCCTAAACAGGCCAGCCAGAACGAC